TACTGTTAATGTATTTAAATCAATCGCTGAGTTTGGAATAATATAACGTGTATTGGTTCCAACAGTAATATTAAATGTTAGTGGAGTACCTTCAGTAATTACCAAATCACTAAAAGTAAATACACCAGTTGAACTTGTAGCAACAACAGATCCAGTAGTATAGAATGTATATGAAGCACCATCAATAGTAGTAGTGAATGGAGTATATGCTGGTAGAGTTAACGTAGTTGCACCAGATCCAGGAGCAGAAACAGTAAGAGTAATTGTTGCTTTGGCGCAAGTGGCAGACCTTGGTGAGTAACCAAGCATCTTAGAAATAGAAACTACGCTGTTACGTTTTCTTGCGGAATCAAGAAACATCTCATTGATAGCAAGGTTATTGTAAAGAGCATTATAGTGAGTATTATACGCCAGAACGTCTAGTAGAACAGCCATAGCTGAACCTTCAAAATCATAATCTTGAAATTCAGATTGTCCACTTAGGAATGTTTTTAAGTTTTTCTTAATGTCATCAAAATCTAGTGTTGTGACATTAATCTTTTTATTTGAAGTTGCCATTTATCGTGTTCTCTGTAGCGTTAAATCTAGCGTGATTGGAGCAGTCGTATTTAATATTGTAAATTCAATAGTAACATTAATAGTCTGATCATCTGAAGCTACGACGCAAATTATATCAATGATGTTAACTCTTGGTTCAAACGAGGTAATAACATCCTGTATTGTTCTTTTTAACATGGCGCCAAGCATTGGAGATGCTGGTTCAAATAGAAGTTTTCTAATTGGGCTACCGATCTCGCTATGAAATGGTCGCTCGTAGTTGCCAGTTAAAATCAAGTTTTTTAAAGCATTCTTTACAGCATCCTCATCATAACGACGAGTAACATCCATCGTCACGGGATTTTTCGTGAAATTTAGATCTAAATCCGAGAATGTTCTTGTATTATTTGCCATATTCTTATTTAGGTTTATTCTATGAAGGAATTTGCAGAACCTTGAGCAATTGCGTCACCACATTGAATACTATCTCCAATTCTAGCTGCTTTTTTACCCTCAATATAAGTCTTGCTTGCTCCACTACTAGGGATACGAATATCAGAATTATGTGTAGTTATCCCACAAGAATGCGCTGCAAATTTACAGTTAGGAGAAACCACCCCAGCCAATTTACCATTAAAATAGGTTTTGGCCACAGGAGTTGTTATTAATGCAGTGGGCGCAAAACACCCATGTCCAGTGCTCTTATCAGTAATTCTTGCGACAGCTGGCATTATCTTCCGATCCTAGTTTGAGCAATAGCAGTCAATAAAGCAGTTTTACCCGTATCCCAATTAAAGGTAGAAACAACAGTATAAGTCTGTTGGACATCTGGTCCAACATTATTCTTATCTTTAGCTGTTACGATATAACTATAAGTCACAGTTTGTACAGTGGGTGCAGTAAAAGAACATATTTCATAAGAGTTTGTTATATCATTAAAATTAGTAACAGTATTATATGTTTTATTTTTAGTCAAATATGTAATACTACTTCCACCATGAGGTTCTGCATCGTATTGTCCAGAAATGTTATTTACACCAACAGTCATTAGAGCATTAGTTTTATCAGCAACGATTCCTGTAACTGCATAATCTGTTAATGGATCTGGGTCAACATAAGAAAATGATTGTGAATAGTTAGTATAAACAGGTAACTGATCCACAACTTTCAAAGAAGTATTAGAAGGAGTCCACGCCATATTATCCTTTCACCACTGCTGCTGGAGGAGTAATAGAATCAATTAAAACGAATCCACCTTTAGGGAAAGTCCCAGCATAAGACTTATCATTAAGCATAGTGAATGCTTGTTTACGTTGAGAAGTTCCATAACCCATATGAATCCAAATTTGATCCTGATAACGATACTCTAAAATTATTTGATCGTATGGTAAAATCTTTTCTAGTTTACCAGCGAGTTCATGAGTTTTTCTTAATCTATCTGGAAGTAATAACGCTATATCAATAGCAAAACCTTTACAGTGAGATGAGTTTGGAGATTCTGTTTTAATAACACCTTTCAAACGATATCCTGATGTAATCTTCCATTGTTTATTTCTTCCGCCAATACCGCCTGGAAGAACTTCTAATGCTGGCTCAAGAATATTTTGACAAGTCTGAGCAAGGTTACATACAATTTCTTGAACAGTATATAATCTTACTTTGCCATCAGCACCTGTTAATTGTTGATCAACTAATTTATGTTTACCATTTAAACCACCATCCATTAACATACCTAATGTAAAGTTCTTTGACATTCTGTAGTCATCGGTAAAGTTAGTGGTAGCGTAAATAATTTTACAATCAGCTGGAACTACTGCGGTTGAATTACCAGCAGCAGGAACAGGAGGTTCTGCTGCAACAGCTACTGGTGGATTAGCTACACCACTGTCTCTTGATTGTTTAGCAGACTCTGCTCTACCCTCAGGTGTTGAATAATCTTCAGGTGTCTCAGCAGCAGCACCATCTGCTACTCTACGATCTGGTGGAATTAATTGTGGTACTGTTGGATTCAATGGATCTCCTACAGGTGGTGGTGGTAAATTAAAGTCAGCTACATCTTGCGCACCTGAAGCACCATTACCAAACTGCCCTTCAGCATAATCAGCATTTAATGTACCACCAGCAAGGATATTCATATCTGATGCGGATTCAATCTGAACTGATTCTGATTTAATACTTGTACCAACCCCTGCTTGAAATAATAAATTATTTGCAGATTTAAATGTGATATTATCGGCAGCAATATCTAATTCACCAACTGCTTTTAACTGCATATTCCCACCAACTGCAAGAGTAACATCATTTGCTGCGCCAATATCTAAATTATTACCAACTTGGATAACCGCATTTTGAGAAACTTCAATATTAGCATCAGTGCGACAAAAGATGTTAACATTGCCATCTACTGTTAAATTACACTCACCGCCAATTGAAATAAATCCATTACGTTCAGTAATCGTAAAGTTATCACCAACAATATAGTTGGTTTGGGTGCCCATTGGATCTACTTCATGATATGTTCCTGCTCTATGATAAGTGTGGATACGTTCATATCCAGGTGTATCATCAAACTCTTGAATATGACCAGCTTCGGATTCATAAACTTTGTTGTACGGATATTGCGCACCATACGAAGGTAGATTTTGATCCCAATAACCTTGACCAATTGCTTTTGGAACACCTTTACGTATTGAAGCGTCTTTCTTCTCAACAATTGTTCCTTCAATTAAACCACGAGCCAAACGATTAGTGTCTGGTTCATTAATATAATCTTTTAGTGGGTATTTATTATTTGGATCTCTAAAACCAGTATTGTCAGTTCCATTTGCAATTGATGCTTCAGATGGTCCAGGTGTTGGATTACCGCCATCTTTTGGTGGTTCAACTGAAGGTGGATTAGCATCTTTTTCTACTGCACCGCCAGCGATCGTACCATAGAAATACTCATAATATTTTAATTTTCTTGCTGCAATATCTGGTGAATTAACACCAACTGCTTTCTTTGCTGCATAGAAATAATCAGGATGTGCATTTGGTTTAACACCAGCTGGCACTCTATCTTTAATGTAGAGAGCAGCAACTAATGCTGATACATTAATATCAGCATCAAGTGAATCTGGATTATTGACAATATCAATATTCAAACCAGCAGCATTTGCAAGTTTCTGGTAACGAGCATAGTTACCTTTACCAGTAAGCTGAATGAAACCACGACCAAAATATTTACCACCATCAGCATCAGTCTGATTACCCAAGAAGTTTTTACCACGCTGAGATGGACCATATACCCAACTAAAGAATTGTTCTCTAGTAACACCCTTCTTAGAAGCATCAGAATATTTTGCTGCGGTTTCTTCAGTTGTAAACGAGTAGATTTGTTTTAAACGAGCAGCACTGTAATTATAACCTTCCAGCTGAGGAATCCATCCAGATTCACCACCAGCAATACCAAGTAAGGCGCATTTCTGCTCTTTGGTAGTTAATCCAACTTTATCACAAGCAGCAATAAGTGCTTTAATACCATCAGATGCTTTACTTGCATTTGTTGAAGACTTTGGTGGTGGTACAGTTGGAATTGAAGTATTTGTTGCATTAGATGCTGGTGCTGCTGGTGTAGTTGCGCTTGGTGCAGCAGGTGTAGTTTGAATTGGAGTACCATCACCACTAACAACTGGATTACCACTACTATCAGTTAAAACATTAGATGCTTTGCTTTGATTTACTGCAGCTAAGTTTGTTGCTGCAGGTTTAAATGTAATAATATTTTCACCATAACCAGTAACTTCTTCGCTGATGGTTATTTGAGTTGCTGAATCTATAGAAACAATAGTACAATTATTAGAAAGACCAAACCCAAGGACTTTCATGTTAGCAGCTAACCCATTTGTAAGGTTAGTTTTATTTGTTTCTTTATCAACAAAGGTTAGTTGTTTACCAGTAACTGGACCTTC